TTCTGGTTCAGCATTTTATCTATTCGTTCAATATGGAATTTTAGAAAAAACAGAAACTGGATATCAATTATCTAAAAAAGGAGCACGAGCACTTAGAGAATCATCAAGACTTTAATTTTATTGAGATAAATAGAATAAAGAGTATTTAATGAGAGTTTCCTTTGATTTTGATGAAACATTAGACCAAGAAGAAGTATGGCATTACGCCCTTGAGTTAATAGATCGTGGAATAGATGTGTGGATTGTTACAGCACGTTTAGATGACGATAATGTAAAAAAAGAGTATGGTACAGAAATTGGCGGCAGAATCCATATCCCATGGTATGCTGGTAATGATGCTCTTTATCAACAAGCCAAGGCAATGGGCATTCCGAAAGATCAGATAGTTTTTACTAATCTTATGGGTAAAGGTAAGTGGTTTAAAAAACACTCTAATTTTCTATGGCATCTTGATGATAGTCCTAAACAATTATTTGACATAAAATATGTGGCAAGTGTTCCAGCTATAAATGTATTAAATCCTCATTGGAAAGAAAAATGCGAAAAGCTTATTAAAGATAGTGATACTCATGGTTATGTTACAGAATGGGCTATTCCTGATTTAGCGCCATACGACTATAGTTATAAAGAATCTAATCGTGTAGTTAATCCCAAAGAACTGGCCGTTGGTTGGTTAGATGATCCAAATTTCCCTATAGGAGAAACTCCACCAGGGTTTTTAGAGAAATTAAAACAAATACAACCGATAGAACATCATAAAGGATCTCATATTTGTCCTTTTGGAGATGATGAGAAAAGTAGTACGATGTATGGGATATATGGAAATAAAAAGACTTATATTTTCCCTGGAATGTTATATCATTATATTACTGTCCATCATTATTTACCTCCCCAAGAATTTATTGATCTTGTAATGAGTGGAAAATTTCGAAACAAAAAACCTACACGAAAGTATGAATGGTCATAATAATCACTCATATATTTTTTTATCCCAAAAATTTTAGTTATATTAGTCAATATGGAAAAGTTACCAAATAATTTATTGAAGTGCAAACTTAGTTTTGACTTTGATGGAACAATAGAACATAAGCCTATTAAAGAATACGCGCGTAGTTTGATTGAAAAGGGACATGAAGTGTGGATAGTAACATCTAGGTTTGGTGATGATGAAAAATATAAAAGATTTTTTGCTACAACAATCAATGTTGATCTTACTAATAATGATTTATGGGATTTAGCAGCAGAAATCGGAATTCCAAAAGAACATATCCATTTTACTAATATGGCTGATAAATCTGAATTTCTTAAAAATAAAGGATTTCTTTGGCATATTGACGATGATTGGATAGAAAATAAGCAAATTCTAAAAATTTGTAAACCAACTAAATCAATTAGTTCATTTGGCAACCCTAACTGGGAAAGAAAATGTAATCGGCTAATTAAACTTGCTCAAACAACTGAAATTGAAAAAGAATTAAGAGCTAAATTTGCAAAAGATAGGGACTAAGGTCCCTTTCTTTTTGCGTCATTCTAGTTGGGATATATAAAATAAAACAACTAGTAATGGCAGAAATACCTGAAGTAACAGTTTATCCAGGTGGATGGAATACGCTTAAAGCATTTTCAGATTTTGATGAAATTGTAAGTGTTCCTTGGACTAGATATATAAAAGAAATAACTCCAAAATACCAAGCTGTTTTACATCATACAGTAAGTGGAGATGGAATTACAGGAGATTTATCTACGTGGGAAAAATGGAGGGCTGTCGCCACATGTTGTATTTTGGATAGAGATGGAACAATTAATCAATTATTTTCTTCAAAATATTGGGCTTATCACTTAAAGGCAGGTAATTCTACTTTAGATAAACAATCCATAGGTGTTGAATTAGATAACTGGGGTGGATTATATAAAGGTGATGGCAACCTTAAACAATTTGGAAAAAGACGCGATGGATCTCCAAATATGGTAAAAACTAAGGTTGGAAAATATTACGCAACGTATGGAAATTCAGTAAATTGTCCAGTAACACATTATCCAAATGGCTTCCGTGGATATGATTACTTTGAAAGTTATACTGTACCGCAACTGAGATCACTGGGAGAGCTTCTCTTGTTATGGAACCAACGATATGATATACCATTAGACTATCATGAAGATATGTGGGAGAGGTCCCAGAATGCCCTTAGCGGGACTCCGGGAATTTGGGCTCATGTATCATATAGATATCCAAAAGCAAAACAAGATGCTCATCCTCAACCAGAATTAATACAAATGTTAAAAACACTAAAATCAATAACTTAATAATGGAAGATAATTTAATAGGCAAAAAATTAATTGTTCTAGAAGACGAAGAAACTAATATTTTTCTCTTAAAAGCATTACTTGAAAGGGGTAGTGCTGATGCTATATTTTGTACTACTGTTGATGAATTTTTAGATATATACAAGGGAGATAAAGATATTGTATTACTTGATATAAAAGTTCCTGGATCTAGAGATGGAATTGATCTTCTAAAAGAAATAAAAACTTATGATCCAGATCAACCTGTGATCATGACAACTGCATATCCAGAAAAAGAAAAAGAATGTTGGGAACATGGATGCGATGAATTTATATCAAAACCAAATACATCAGCAGAACTTATCCCAAAAATTATGAAACTATTAAGCAATCTAAAACATAAAAGATGAGAGCACATTTTATAAATGAAGAACAAAAACAAGGGTCATTATATAGATCTACTGATCAAATATGGCTAATTATGCTTTTAGAATTAGAAGGTAAACCTTTGAAAGTTAAATCAGCGGGTAAATTTATTTCTTTATCAAGAGATACTGAATCAGGTGGACAAGATGATTTCGGAGGAAAGGAAATAGTTATTGAATTCGACGAAGAAAAAATATTTCAACAAAATGCAGAAGAGATAGGATATGATGGGGAATATTTTAACAATAATCCAGAAATTTGTTTATATGTGTCTGCTTATAAAAATGAAGAAGATTATTATAGTCAACTCAACATTTCAGGACCAGAAGAAGCTGAAGAAAATATGGAAATGACGTGGGATCAATATGTTGAAGATTATGCCCATGAAGAAGAAATAGTTTTAAGGGAACTTAAATTTGTTCCGGAATTAATTAATTTTGTTGATATTCTTAAACCAGCTAACCCAACATTAATAGAAATGTTAAAAGAATTTGATATTTCTTATAAAGCTCATAAAGGAATAGAAAAAAGAAAGAATGAAACATACTTCTGGGAGTAAATTTAAATGAATATTAAAAAATAATGGAATATAATGAACGAATTTCCTAAGATAAAGGATTGGATCAATGAAAATGATCAAAATGGAGTATCTGTTTTATTACCAGGCGGGTTTAAACCTATGACTGGGGCTCACCTGGAATTAATCAGAAGATACGCCGAAAATCCAATAGTAAAAGAAGTTAAAGTTATAGTTGGGCCAAAAGAAAGAAATGGTATCAACCAAGAACTTGGTACTAAAATAGCTAAAGAATTAACTAAACGGTTTACTAATGTGAAAGTTGAAAAATCAAAATACCCATCTCCTTTATTAACTGCTTATAAAGAAGTAGAAAATATGTTACCTGGAAAATATGCATTAGCTGCATCAGCAAAGGGCGACGATTATAAAAGAGTAATGGATTTTACAGCCCAGCATCAAGAAGGTGGTAAATATCATCCAGGGGTTCCAGAAGGAGTTACTATTGTAGAACTTCCAATAGACGTAGACCCAGCATTATTTCAAGGTGGACCACTTAAAGGAGAACCTATTTCAGCTTCTATATTAAGAAGAGCTATTTTAGATGGAGATTTTGATCAATTTGCTTCTGGATATCCAGAAAATGATATGGACCAAATCGAAGCAGTTTGGGATATGCTACAAGGTGTAGTTAATGAGTCATATAATATCGTTAGACCAAATTTAAGAAGTTAGAATAATTTTTATCAATAATAATCATATATTTAAAGTCATTAGAAACAATGGCTTTTTCTTTTGCTTTTATTTTGCTTTTATCTCTTTCATACAGATATGAATTTTTTATTTCAATAATAAGGTTTTTTGATGGAATATAGAAATCACTGTGATAAACTTTATTTTTCCCTTCAAATAAATATGGAACTGATGCCCCATTTTTTATATCGATTTTATCATAAAACTTTTCTAAGAAATCTAGTTCATACGATCCTTGGTATGTTAAATTTGTATCTCTGAAATTTTTAATTTTTAATCCAGATTGTATTCTTTTCTTGAATCCTTTATTAAATAGTTCAGTTGATTGTAATGTGCTTTCGACGTTATATCGTAACATCATTTCCTTTTTATATTCTTTAGATTGGACATAATAATCACATTGATATTTTGATTGAACAGTTTTTTTCATAGTTTCTTGAATTTCTTTAGACTGTAATGGGTAATCAACTTTATATTTTTTATTACATGCCTGCTTAGATTGAATATGTGCGTATATATTTTTGCATTTTATAGAACAACAATTTTTATAACCATATTTGATACTTTCAAATTTAGTTGGTTTTCCACAAATAACACACGATCCTTCTTTTTTTGTTTTTAACCACTTATCATAATAAATTCTTTTATCTTTATAGTGATATAACCCTATATGAACTGATAACGATTGGAGAGATTTAAATTTTAAATCACATTCTTCACATTTAAATAATTTTTTAGATTTTTTTTCCATAATGTCTATCTTTTTTGAATATATAAATAAAGTGGGACAGTTATTAGTCTATCTATAATTGTTTTATAATTGGGTTATAAAACTAACCACTTTATTTATATATTCAAAAATAATTTTATTTTATGATTGTTAAAAATAATATACAAAATAAACTAGACGAAGGAAGCATCACATCAGAAAAAAATCGTCATATGACTCATGCTGAAGATTTAGTAATTCTCTCAGGACCAGAAGGATTAAATTGGGTTCTTAAAATGATGATGGAGTTATATGACGACTTAAAAGGACATACCGATGAATCGGATATGAAACTTTCTGTAAAAATCGACGGGGCACCAGCAATTTTTGCTTATTCCGAATTTCCTACTCTTCCAAAGAATGGAATAGCGATGAAGGGACTATTTGCCAAAACCCCGAAGGTTTTTACTAACGACAAAGAAATAGATGAAGCTTTTGGAGATAGACCAGATCTAGGATATAAATTAAAGACATTCTTAAAATATTTACCGGAAATTGGAATTCCTAAAGGAGAAATCTGGCAAGGGGATTTCTTATTTGATGATAAATCATTACAAGAAACTGAAATTGAAGGTAAAAAATACTGGGCATTTCATCCTAACACTATTTATTATGTAGTTCCAAAAGAGTCTGAATTAGGAGAATTGATTAATAAAGCAGAAGTAGGGATAACTTGGCATACAAGATATACTGGCGCTGATCTACAAAGTGTTTCAGCTAATTATAATGCTGAAGCGAGTGAATTAAAAATGATTGATAAAATGTTAATGACTGATCCTTATGTGAAATCATTTGCAGGATTAGTTAATTTCACTGATGAAGAATCAAAATATGTAGAAGAAACATTAGAAGAACTTGGAGAATATGAACATGCTTTAGAAAATTCCGCAGAATATAAAAATATAGTAGCTAACAAAAATATAATTAGTTTACTTACTATTTTCCAAAATTCGTTAATCAAAGTAAATAAAACAATGGATGATCCAGATGGTTTTATTGGAGAATTTAAAGAATTCATTCAAAATAGATCTTTAAAGGAAGCTGATAAGAGAAAAACTGAAAAAGGAAAAGATGCAGTATTATCTAAATTTGCTGAGTTCATTGACGAAATAGATCAAAATAATAAAACTTGGTTTATCATGGTTCATATAATTACTGAGATTACCAAACTAAAAGAGATGTTTGTCAAGAAATTAAATAATGTTGGAAAATTCCAAACCTATTTAAAGATGAAAGAAGGCGGACTAAGAAGCACAAATCAAGAAGGATTTGCTGTTTCAGATATAAATGGCAATGTGGTAAAATTAGTTGACAGACAAGAATTCAGTTGGTCTAATTTCTCACCAGAAGTTCAAAAGGGATGGGAACCATCTTAGTTAAGACTTTGTTAAGCTGTTTTCAACTAATTCATACATAATAACTTAGAGGGGTAAAATTTTAACAAAACGTTAAAAAACTTTACCCCTTTATGAATATATAAACTATATTAAAAGATCTAAAGGTACCTAATAAGATTAATTATTAACAACAACTAAAATTCTAGAAAACTAAAAAACTAGAATCTTAAAAATTAAAATTTCTAAAAATTATGTCACAAGACACACAAAATTACGACGCTCTCTTTAGCCCACAAGTGGATATGGGAGAATCAAACAAAAAGTCCTACGATGATTACCAAGTAGGCGCCGACAAAGGCAAAGGTGGAGTTTATCAATCGATTATCCGATTTGTACCTTGGCACAAAAATCCAAACCAATCAATTCAAGAAAAATGGGTATCCTGGCTCGTAGATCCAGTAACTCAAAAGGGACGTTTCGTTGACTGCCCATCCAGCGTTGGAAAGCAATCATTGCTTCAAGACATGTATTGGAAGTTAAAGAAAAGTGAATCGATTCAAGAGCAAAAGAAAGCCGATGTATTTTCAAGGCGTCATAATTTTGCATCTTTGATTCAAATCATTAAAGATGATAACCAACCAGAATTGGAAGGTAAAATATTAGCTTATCGTTTTGGTAAAAAACTTTGGGAAAAAGTTAATTCAGAGATGAAGCCTGTTATAGGCGATCCGCACAATCCATTTGATCTATTAAATGGAAAAGTATTCTCTCTTCAAATTACAAAGGTTTCAGGATTTAACAACTATGATCAATCTAAATTTGTAGATAAAGTTATTCCTCTTTGTATTCCTGAAGAAAAAGATGGTAAAACCATCCTCGTTCCTATTACAGACCAAAGCGATAAAGCTGAGGTATTCAAGTATCTTCAAGACAATTCACCTGATTTAGGTAAATATGGTTTTAGAGAATGGGAACAAGATACTTATGATTATGTTAATGGTGTTATCACCGCTGTAACTGGACAAGCTCCAGCTCCAAATAATATGTCAGCAGTAAGTGAATCAATCCAACAAAGTAATCCAACACCTCAAACTGAGGCACCAAGTTCAGGTATTACTTCTACGGAAATTTCCCTAGATAATTTAAACACAGATCAGTCATCCTCAGAAATGCCATCCATTGATCTTCCAACTCTTCCTGATGTAGGAGGAATTTCCGGAGACATTGATGACGTATTAGCAGGACTATAAGAAATGTCAACTGATATGAATAATATATTTGGAGAGATGGGTTTCGACTCATCTCTCTATAATACATTGGATTCCCAACTAACGGTCCAAGAGTACCAAGAACGTCTTGTCACTTTACTACAACCTATTTTAGACCAAAGATTTGGTTCAGGACATCCAAAGGCAAGAATATTGCCCAAACATGGTCGTGTCAATTTCGCATGTCCTTATTGTGGTGACAGTATGAAAAGTGATTACGCTAAAAGGGGAAACTTCATATTAACAGGTAAACATAGAAATTTCTTTAAATGTCATAATTGTGGTGAGTTTAAACGAATTGATCGATTTTTCAAAGATTACAAAATAGAGTTAAAATTAGATGCCATCAACTATATGATGGACAATCTTGGTGACTTCACTACATACGAAGGAGCCAAATATGATATGTCTGTCTTATTAGATATGGATCACTTAGATGAGTACGCCATTGACCGACAGGAGCTCTTACGCTGCTTCGGGCTTGTGGAAGTCAAGGATTCTCCTGTTTGGTCATGGTTAACTAATAGAATGCAGTATAATAAGGACAAATTTCTCTATAGCCCGAACAAAAACTATCTACTTATCTTAAATTTAACTCAATCTGGAAAAATCTTAGGTGCCCAAAAACGAAAGTTCTCAGGAATTAATAGATTTGAAACCTATAAGTTATCAAAACTTTATGAGGCAATGAAAAAGCCTCTTGAAACAAGTGAAGAACAAACAGATTATTTGGATACGCTTTCAATGATATTTAATATTTGCTTGATAAACTTTAATAAATCAATCACATTATTTGAGGGTCCAATGGACGCATTCTTATTTAAGAATTCAATTGCAAATACTGGAGCCAACAAAGAATTACCGATTGAAATTCCAGTGCGTTACTGGTATGATTCTGACGAAACTGGAAAAAGGAAAGCGTTCCAACATATTGGACAAGGCGAAGAAGTATTTCTTTGGGATAAATTTATAAGAGATCTTGATTTACCATATCGAACAAAGCATGATTGGAATGATGTAGTTATATGGTTGAAGAAAAATAATATCACTCCGCCTCTTATAGATACTTATTTTTCTTCAGATCCTTTAGACGCTATTGATATATAATCTATATGAAACTAAAGACAAAAATAGTACATTCGTTTGATATTGAAACAAATGTCTTAGATGATTTTGATTTTTCATTTGATGTCCAAACAGTTGATATTAAAAAGAAATCAAAGATAATAGTAGAAAAAAAGAAATCTCGCAAAATTAAAAGTGATGCCTCCACAAGACTTTTTTAACATAAACCCTAATCCGGAGCCTGAAGAACAGAAAGAAACCTTGGATGAAAAATTTGCCAGGGAAAGATTAGAATGGTCCGGCAAAGTTGCTGAAATGTCAGTTCAAATGAAGAATGTTATGAAAGTAGCAGAACTTATGACAACTGTTTATACGGAACGTCAAAGGTGTGTTGAATATCATCATTATCTTATTTCTATTCTTATTAAACTTAATAGAGAATATAAACGCCAATATGATGAACGTTGGATTTTTTGGACTCATAATTCTAATATCAGATATCCAAATGAATCTCAAAAAGGAAATAAAATCCAAACAGAATTAGGAGTTCTTTTAGAAAAAAGAGAAGCCGTTGACAACCACGCTAAATTCATAGATAAAACTGTTTCAACTATAGACAATTTAATTTATGCGATACCAAAAAGAATTGAAATTGAACAAATAAGTAGAGGTAAATAATGTATTTAACATTTTTCTTTAAAAAAGCAAAGTCTAAGTATTATAAATCACTTGGGGAAGCTTGCCAGTCCGCGGCGGTTGGACATGAAATGGAAGAACTACATTTCGATAATGTAAGTTTAAAATCTAAAAAGGATGTCCAGAATTTAATTAAAGTTTTAAAAACAGTGGAAGCTGGATTTATTCCAACTGGGCCAGCTGTGGACACTATTGCTACCGAAAATTATTATAAAGAATTAATAAGGAGAACAGACTAATGGAACAAAAATATAAAATTATTAAAGAAACTACTAAATTTGCGTATGAACAAATAAAAGAAGCAGAAAACACTCTTATAGAAATGAGAGAAAAATGTGACCATCCCGAAACAGAATTATGTACATATTCAACAAGGCCTGGTCAATATTGGGATAATACAGAAATATGTTCAATTTGTGGAGAAGTAGTTAAATGGCCTTATGATGCTGGTACAATTATTACAGGAGAAATAGAGCAAGAACCTATAGGTGATTCAATTGATGATGTAATTCAAGAAAAATGTGAGGAGTTCAAAGAAGAAGTAGAGAAACCAGTACCACCTCCTAGCCAATTAATACAAGAAGGTAAAGATCCAGTACCTTATGCAAAAGATGATGAACTGGGTTGGCTTGCAAATAGAAATCATGGTTAACATAGGAATAGTAGGTTCTAGAAAATATACTAACAAAACTAAAGTAGAGGAGATAGTAGAATTATGTATGCAGAAATACGGCCAAGACAGAATCAGGGTAATCTCTGGAGGCGCCCTTGGCGCAGACACCCTTGGAAGGGAAGTAGCACTGGAAAAAGGGTTACAATACCTGGAGTACAACCCGGGACACACGGAGTGGAATTATTACAGCGGGAAACCAAAGGAGTGGTACGGAAAAAAATATAATGTTGGACTATTTTTCGAACGAAATACTTTTATTGCAGAAGATAGTCAAATTTTATTTGCGTTTATTCCAGAAGGACATCAATCAAATGGAACAATGGACACAGTAGGAAAGATTAAAAAAATGAATAAACCATGCTTTATAATCAATTAGAAATTGGAGATGATGTATATGATCCAGATATGGATGCATATGGAATAGTAAAAGAAATTTCAGATATTCATAATGTTTTTGTAGAATATAATGATGAAAGTGGTAGTGGATTATATTGTTTAGATCCAACATGTAAAGATTTCGATCCAAGTTTAAAACTAATTTAAAAAGTAAAAATGAGCGACAAAAAGTATGATATCATGATTCTCTCAGGAGGATTTGACCCAGTGCATAAAGGACATGTAAGAATGTTTAAAGCTGCAAAGAATCAAGCACATAAAGTAATTGTTGGAGCTAATTCAGATGCATGGTTAGTTCGTAAAAAAGGAAAGATTTTTATGAATTGGGCAGAACGAGCTGAGATATTAAAAGCCTTTAAATATGTAGATGAAGTTGTTTCATTTAATGATGAAGGTGGAGATGCAATGGATTTACTAACTAGAGTACAAAGATTATATCCCGAATGTAGTTTAGCATTTGGAAATGGAGGAGATAGAAACTCCGGGAATATTCCAGAAAAAGGATTTTGTAATGTTTATAAAATTGAATTATGCTTTAATGTAGGAGGAGGAAAAGTTCAAAGTAGCTCCACATTAGTATTAGATTCTGAAAAATAAATAAGAAAAATTGAAACTTAGAATAACTGAGGATAAACAGTTTTTAGCTGTTACTGATTGTACGATGAATGAAATCGAGCAACTGGAATATAGTTTCACAAAAAAGGTTGCTAACTATTTCATTATAAAGAAAAAGAAACCGACTTGGGATGGTGAAATTAGATTTGTTGATCGATATCAGCGAGTCCCTATAGGTTTGTGGAAAGAAGTTCAAGATTTATGTAAAAAATTCCACTTCCCTTTAGAAATAGAAGGAATAGAACATTTATTCGATAAGAATCATGATTTTACTGCATTTAATACTTGGGCAATAGAATATTTCGATGAATCAAAGATAACTCCAAGAGGTTATCAATTAGAAGGCGCTAATCGTATTCTAAAATTTAAAAATTGTACCGAAGAAATTTCTACGTCTGGTGGTAAAACACTTATAGCGTTTCTTATTTTTAAATATCTTTTTGATTTTAAAAAAATTAAGAAAATGTTATATGTTGTTCCTAATGTGAATCTTGTAACTCAATCAGAAGAAAAATTTTATGATTATGAAGCTGATTGTAATAAGAGACCAAATTGGAAATCAGCTTGCGCATTTGGTGGAGCTAGAGCAGATGATATAAGTAATATCGATATAGTATTTGGAACATACCAAACATTAACTAAAAAAGGTTTAGATTATTTTGGACAATTTGATGCAGTTTGTATTGATGAAACTCACCACGCAAAAGCAGCCTCAATTAAAGAGATTTTAGTAAAATGTCATAATGCTGAATATAAATTTGGTGTTACTGGAACTTTACCACCAGCTGGAGGATGTGATTCATTTACAATCCAATCATATTTAGGACCAAAAGTTTATACTATTGAATCTGCAGATTTAATAGCTGCAGGTAACGCTACACCAGTTCAAGTTATTGGAATAGAACTAAATTATCTTAGTAATGATGTTAAAAAGAAACTGTATGATCTTAGAAATGTTAAATCTGAAGATAAAGATGGAGCAGTTCTTTTAAAACTAGAAAAGGATGTGGCTAGAGAAACTAGGGCAAGATTAAGATATATTGTTGAAAAAATATCATCAACTACAAAAAATTCACTTGTGTTATTCTCAGATATTAAAAATGACTACGGAAGAAATATTTTTAATTGGATAAAAGAAAATACTGAAAAGAATGTTTATTATATTGACGGAGGAACTAAAAATGAAAACCGTGAATATTATAAAAAACAAATGGAAAGTCAAGAGAATACTATTATCATCGCTTCCGTTGGAACTTTTTCTGAAGGTATTGATATTCTTAATGTTCATAATATTTTTGTGGTGGAATCTTATAAAAGTATGTTTATTGCCCGTCAAGTTTTAGGTAGAGGCATGCGACTGCAAATAGCAAAGGACAAAGTAACAGTTATAGATTTCATAGATAATTATGAATATGGATCAGGATTTCAGAAAACTAATTATCTAATGCGTCATGGAAATGAAAGGGAAAAAATATACAAAGAAAATAGATTTCCTTATAAGCGATTTAAAGTTAAGCTTTCCTAGATTTACACTTATTTCCGTGATACTGTTTAAAATTTCCGGGATCAAATAATCTTTTACAATAAGAACACATAATTTTTTCTGGGTTTTTTCTATTTTTGGCTGCTATTCTCATGTTTATTAAAGTTTCATCCGATATAACTCTGCCTTTTAAAGAATTAGATGCCTTTACTGCTCTTTCTTTTAATTTTTTGTCAGCTATTTCTTTACCATATTTTTCTAACCAAATAGAATAATTAGATTTCCTAAACATTCCATTTTTTTCACCTGATGTTTTACCCTTCCTTTGTTTGCTCCATTTATCTTTTGTTTCTTTAGAATGTTTCATACCAAAGTTTGGACAGTCTTCTCCCGTTTTCCCATACATATAACTCCCAGAACCCTTTCTATTTTTACTCCATTTATCTTTTGTTTCTTTAGAATGTTTTTTTCCATACATCCCGTTTTTTTTTCCTGCAGTAGATTTACTTATTTTTTGTTTTGAACTATCACTATGAAATCCCCCATTCCAAGTTCCTCCTGTGGGGGAGATATTATACCCATTAGGAGACAATGTATTATATTTATTTATGTATTTTTCTTGTTTATTAAATGCTTCTTTTTTAGATTCACAAATTTCTAAAATTTCTTTCTTAAAATTTGATAAATCGTATTTACTAATAGCCCTTTTTATTAATGTGCCGCTCCCTAAATACTTATCATTTAAATCATTAGTTGAATGATCTCCTACATACTGTTTACCATTTATTGTATTAGTCGTGATATACACATAATAATTATGTTTAGACATATGTTTTATTTTATATATCTAAAAAATAGAATTTATTATTTGACAAGTTGTGGGACTATCTTTGCCGACAACCACTACTGCAACGAGCACAGGCTGGGAGCATCCATTTTTTTCTAGTTATCATGTCTTATTCCTTTATCTCCAATTAACATACTTAAAAAATAGGAAGTTCCGGAGCTTAAACCACCTAAAAGAAATGCATTTACTATATTATAATTAAACGTAAATAATTCTGTAAATCCATTTACACTAAATAAAAATACTCCTACCCAAAATCCTATACATAATGGACAATGGAAAAACTTATGCTTAGGACGTATCTTATTAAAAATACTTCCATTTGCAAGAATAAAAGTTAATCCATACGCACATAGTATAAAGTAGAATAATTCCATTCGATTTATTTTATATATTTGTGTTTGAATATATAAAATAAAATAAACCATTATGGGAAAAGTTAGTGATTATATAATAGAATTAGGAGAAACTTTCGAAGATTTATTATGGCACACCGGTGATTATGAATCAGCTAAACGTAATATGCAAGAACAATTATCAGAAGATGAATGGGAATTTTTTATAGCCCATGAAGATGTTATTCTTCAAAATTTAGAGTATGATCCCGAAAACCATACAGCCGGCATGCATGAAGATATCGAAACTACCGGTTCAGATCAAGAATCTTGGTTAGATGATTTTGAAAATATATTAAGACAAAAATTTAATATGTCAATAGAGGAAATTGATAAATTATCATCTCAGTTTGGTAAATCAATAGCTCAATATTTCGATGAAAAAGAATATCCAAATGTTGCAGCAGACGCAATTTATAAAGCATGGTCTGGATATGTAAATGAAGCTTCAGGTTTAAAAGGAGATCCATTAAGACCTTGGGGTGGGAGAAAAGCCCGAAATAAAATGGGTTATGGAAAAGGCAATAGAGCTAATTTTGATCCTGAAGATTCAATGGAACCTAGTCCAGAAGATTTAAATGGGGATGTAACAGTTGGTCAAGGTGAAAGACACCCGCATAAACGTATTGACTGGCCAAAAGAAATGACTGACGATACACACAGTGGAAATTTAGATGACGAGAATGATGATTTGTATATGGAAGAAATTCCTGGAGAATCTGAAGATGATTGGATTTATGGTGAAGAAAATCATGATGAAAGAATGGCATCTAGAAAAGAAATGTTAGCTAAACCTGCTCCAGTTGGAACCGGTGGAGTCGATAATGTTTTTGATGATGATGGTAAACGTAAAGTATTTAATAAAAACTATACTACTTCAGAATCTTTAGAAATGCCCTCTATTGGAGAATTCAAAGAGAATGCAGTTGTTGAAAGATATGAAGAAGGGCATCCTCAA